AACTCTCAACTCAATTATGTCAAGGTTGGGAAAGAATGGTTAATGATGCAGAACTTAATGCTATTACAAAACAAATGGATAAACCAGATGTTAATCTTATTGTAACAACGCCTCATAATTGGAAATTATTTTTAGGAACAGGATTGAATGTTGCATATTGCGTTTGGGAGGGGGATAAAGTTCCAAGAAGTTTTATAGATGAAATGTTAAATCCTAAGATTGATTTAATACTTGTTCCAAGCGAACACACAAAACAGGCAATAGAAAATACTATAAATGAATATGAAAAAGAACCAATAATAAGTTTTCAAGGTTTAGATATAGAAAATAAAATACAAATTGTTCCTCATGGAGTAGATTTATCTATATTTAAACCACAAGAAAAAAAACACGATAAATTCACCTTTATATGTAATAAAGGTTGGAGGGGAACGTATTGGGATAGAGGAGGAGTTCAATATTTGCTTAAAGCATTTACAGATGAGTTTTCAAAAAACGATAATGTAGAACTCATACTTAAATTAAATCAAGCTTATATAAATCCGCAAATATTGCAACAAGCAGTAGGAATGTTGAATTTACAAAGCGATAGAGCAAATATAAAATTCTTTTTAGATAATGTTACACAAAATAAATTACAAGAGTTTTATAATATGGGTGATATATATGTTTGTCCTACAAGGTCTGAAGCATTCGATTTAGGTTCTGCAGAAGCTATGGCTTGTGGATTACCAGTTATTGTTACGAATTACGGTGGACAAATAGAACATATGAATGAAGAAACTTCATTATTCTGCGATTATAAGTTAGAAGAAGTTAAAGAAGACTTAATGTATCAAGGTATAGAATGGGCTACAATTGATATATATGATTTAAGAAAAAAGATGCGTTGGGCTTATGAACATCAGAAAGAAGTTAAAGAAATGGGACTAAAAGCAGAGAGTTTTATATCTTCTTTTACTTGGGATAAAAGTGCTGAATTGATAGTAAAATTGATAAGTGATATTTCTGGGTAGTATATTATAGCATAAATAAAAGATATCTCATTTTTTGATATGTTTTTACGTATGAATTTTATCAAATAATTGATTGTAGTAAGGGTTAAAGGTAAGATAAGACCAATAAAACCCTACATCTTATCCCACCCTCAAAAAAAGATGGTATCAATTTCAAATATACATATCTTCAATAGTATATATATGTTTTGGTTTATTCTGAAACAAAGAAATCAAATCCATCTAACAACCATTTAGCCACTGCTGTTGCTAATCCACCAAGTGGAACTGCCCAAAGTGCAGGAAGAGTGCTAAGAAGCGCTGTTCCTATACCTATAATTCCAGATAAAATCAATCTAAGGTTTCCTTTATTCTGCTTTACCCATTCTTTAAATGCATAACCATTAAAATTAAATCTACTCACTTTTATCACCTCCTTTTTATTATATCTTCTCTTATTAGTGGAAAGAGAACGCTTAGAGAACCATTGACTATAAAAACAAAAAAATAAAAAAATAAAAATTTTGTTTTACTTATGTTTAATCTTCAGTGCTAATAACATCAAAGCCAGTATAATCCATATCATTATCAAAAATTCCTTTTGATGTGCTATAATCTTTTACTTCAGCATCTTCGAATTGCTCATCATAATCAACGTTATTAACTATAACTACGAAATTCTTAAATGTTGCTTTTTCGTCATCAGCTGCTTCGTAATAAACTTTAACCTTTTCAAAAACTACTTCACAATCACTACTTTCGCAATCAACAGATGTTTCTAAAATTTCTATTTTAGAGATATCTTTATAATCTTCTATATCAGAAGAAAGATGATTAACTAATGTTAATGTTGCAATTTTCTTGAAGTCTTTAGAATTAACAAACTCTGTTGCTAATGCTAATGCCTTTTCTTCTTCAGCATCACTTTCAGTTGCAACAACGCCAGTTACTTCTCCAGCAGTTGGTGTCAACGATGTTATTAATGAATCAATCTTTCCATTGGTTACACTAATAGCGTCTGTTAGTGGTTTTAGGTCTACGTTACTGGTCTTTGCATTATCTTTAATTGCTGTATTTATAGTGAAACCTGTTACCAGGAAACCAACTATAAGTAAAGCAGATATAAATAGTGCAGCTGGCCAGACTGAATTACTTTTTTCTACCATTTAACTTTAACCTCCTTACAATTGTATATTTCACTTTCGTGAATGTAAAAATCTTGAATTTCACCTAATAAATTCATATAATATGACTAATTTCAAGGTTTATAAATGTTTTGTTTTTAGAGATTTTACATCATATATATAAAAATTTATAAATAACAAAGAAATTATTATATAATGAGAAATTATAAAGTTGTAAGGAGGTATTAAGTATGAAAACAAGAAATAAAGTATTGTTAATAATAGGAATAGTCTTAGTTTTATTATTGATTTGTGGGGCAATTTATTTTGGTTGTCAAAATATAAAAGGGATACAAGGAGAACAAGGTATTAAAGGAGATAAAGGCGATAAGGGAGATAAAGGAATTAATGGTAATGAAGGAGATGAAGGAGATAAAGGTAAAACGGGTGCTTCTGGTTCAACTGGTGCAACAGGTGCTCCTGGAGAATCAATAACTGTTAATCCTAACAAAACAATAATTGCTGGAATTATATCATTAAATAAATTAGGAGGAACACCCTTATCAGATGTTGATGTATTTGTAAGTTGCAATAGCAATTTAAAATATGCAATTACAGAAGAGGATGGTTCTTATGGAGTTTCTTTTTCTCAAGATATATGTAACGTTGAAGATAACGTAATTGTATTAGCAAGTAAAGGAAATCTTACTGGTAAAGGAAATGAAACAGTAATTAATGATAGTAGAAATCCTCCATTAGACTTTGCAATAGTTAATGTATATTTAATATAAAATTAATTTTTATTTTTTTATTTTTTAATTTTATTAATATAATTTACTATATCCGTGAACAATATACGGATTAAAATAACTTGGATTAGTAGCATTTGTTACTAATCTAAAAAATATTACTAAATCTGAACCAAGATTTGTATTAAATCCTGTTGCATATGCTCTATTAGCTGTATTAGGTGTAAGATTTCTTATATGGTCAGTAACTATAGAACAATTATTTGGTTCGTGTGATAAACATATTTTTGTATTAGTATGTCCTGAATCAATAGTTATATCTAAATTTCCTGAACCTGCTATTCCTGAAATACCTATACCAACAGAACCTGCACCTGGAGCTACATTATTATAAGCATATACATCTACCATTGCATAATTACCAATAAATGTTCCTCCTGGAATTACTACACTTCCAATCTCTCTAATATCAGTCGAACTTCCAGTATTAATTATTGAACCTGCAGCAAAAAAACTACTTAATTTTGAAACTTTATTTATTTCACTCGCATATAAAACATCTCCATCTATCTTAGGATATTCTCCTTCATTTGCCATTTTTATATCCTCCTTTCATTTTAATTTAAAATATCTCCCATGTTTCTTGTATCCTTAATTCAGTTGTTCCATCAAATGTTAATGCGTTTGCCATTGTGTTTCTACTCCATACACTACCAGCAACACCCGTTCCACTTGATACCATTCCCCATTCTCTTAGTTGGTTTCCTGATATTTCTACTGCATTCCAATCTCCAGTCCATGTAATTTTTAATGGAACAGAACCATTTGTTGATGTAACTGCTTGTCTATCCCAAGGATTATATAAATCTGTTTGTGTAACATATGCAGTTCCTGAACCCGAACCAAGTAAGAAATATGTTGGAACATCTACTGAACCACCTATTAACATGTAAGCCATTCTATTTTTTGTCCAATTTGATATCATTTAAAAATAACCTCCCGAATATTGTAATATGAAATCTGATTTATATCCACCTAAACAATGAGTTGTATAACTTCCTAACAATCCAAGTGTAGGATGTCCAAGAATGAAACTACTTCCTATTGTTCGTGTCCATACTTCTATTCCACTTTGTCTAATACTAAAACTTCCTGTTGTAAATTTATATCTTGTAAGTAAATCTGTATCTGAAACACTTACACTTTGTAAATTTTTAAGTTGCAATAATATATCTTTTAAAGTATCTGTAACATCTGGTATTTTTTTATTTACAACTACATCTAATACATTTCCTTTTAATTCTGTATTTTTATTGAATGTGTAATTAACATCTAATATTTTGTATTCTGTATTGTTAATTCCATATATTGGAATATCAACAATACATGTTTCTCCTGGAGTAAGAATATTGACGTCTTTTAATGTTAATCTTCCTTCTTTAATTGGGTCAGAATATAAATCTAATTCACTAAGTAACACCGATTCTGCTATTAATGGGTCTTTTATATTTGTATCTTGAATTATTTTTGTTCTTCTGCCATATTTATTTATGCTCGCATTATTTTCTCCAACTTTTATTATTGGTAAATCTCTCATATAACTTATAACAACGTTATTTCCAGATGATGGTATATTATTTCCTGCAGTAGTTCCTGATGTAAATATAATTTGTTTTTCTTCATAATTTACCAAATATTTAACCTCGCTTCCTGGATTATAAGTCATTTGATAAATTCCTCCAGGTTGTATTGTTGCACCACTAACACTAACAGAAGTATTATGAGGTTTATATAAAAGTGTAAATATACTTCCTCCAACAGGACTTCCTGCTTTTATAGTTTGTGAATAAGCATCTAAATATCTATCGCCATAAACCCATATATCGTTATAAATTGAATTTCTTTCTTCTTTGAAAGTAGTAGATAATATGTTTGTTGAATTAAAAGTATAACCTGACGATACCGTTTCTTCTTCTTTAAAATGTAAATCTTTATTTTCATCAACAAAAAACATATAATCACATTGTTCGGCTAATTGATTTATTGCATCAAATAAGGAAATTTGTTTAAATATAATTCTTGGAATAACTTTTCCATCATCAACATTATTAGTTGTTATATCATCACAATATTTACTTATAATATCTTTTATTATATCTCCTGCAAGTTCATTCTTATAACTTTCTGGTTCAACTGTTCTATCCATAAGTCTTGCAGAATAATCTCTTCCAGATAATGTCAGTGTTTCTTTTAACTCTTTTCCTTTTAAATCGATATTTTCTAATATCCCAGTAAATATTTTATATTTTGGATATATAAATTTATCATAATAAATTATAACTTCATCACCAATAGTAAAATCTTCTGATTTTATTCCTTTATAATTATTTATTGTTGCAGTAAAGGTATTAGAATTATTTGTTTCTCCTATTGTTTTTTTAACATTACAAGTATCAACAAGAGTATTTACTCCATTTATGTTTATTATAAATTTAAAATCTGAAATTGCTTTGTTTAATTCAAAGGTTTCTGTTGTTGTTATATCTTCAGTTATTTTTGATGCTGTAAAAGATTTTAATAAAAAGGTTTCATTTAATGTTATATTATCATCATATGTTCCACTATACACAACGTTTTCAACATTATATACGCGTAAACTTGATGGATTTGTATTTGGAGAAGTAAAACTTCCTATTAATGTTGAACCTATACCACTATAAATATAAATATGGTCTGTAGACGAACTAATATTAAGTAGATTATTAGTAAGTGGGTCTACATCAATTCCTTTTGTTGAAACATATGTTGTTACAAAATCATCAGTAGAGGTAGATGATATTCCATTATAAAAATATATTGTATTATTAGGTGTATCTATAGCAATTAAATTTCCACTATTATCTATTGAAATATGTGTTAATGCATTAGAGGGATAACTTAATGAAAAACTTCCTGTTAAAACAGTTGATATTCCAGAATGAACATATATATAATCTACTTGATTATCTGAAGTTATCATATTACCAGATAAGTCAAAAGTTATTCCTACAGGCCATGTATTTGGACTTGCAAAACTTCCTGTTATTGTAGAAGATATACCATTATAAATATAAATATGTGCAGTTGTTTGATTAGTAGTTACTAAATCACCATATGGTGATATACTTATTGAAGATGTATCATTACTTATATCAAAACTTCCTGTTAAAATATTTGATATTCCTTTATGTGTATATATTCTACCACTACTATCATAACTAACTAAATCGCCATTATTTACCATTTAACTAAAAGCAATCCTCCAATCTGCTAAAATTATATCTCCACTACCAACATTTATTGTGGCAAAACAAGTTCTTGCATACATACTACCTGTATCTAAACCACTGGCATTGAATAATCCTGCTTCATTTAATCCTTTTGTTGTGTCAATTCCAAAACTACCAATCCATTGTGCAGTATCATTTGCTGTTGTAGTTGTCATTCTTTGTCCAGTAATACTTCCTAAACCATATTTTAGATATTGACTTCCTAATACAGTATCTCCAGGCAATATTGTATCGCTACCAATTCCTAATGCCATCCAATCTACTCTTGAACCAACATTCATATCAGCAATTAAATGCCCTGCAATTTGAGATTTTCCGATTGTAAGAATTGTATTATGTATGTTTCTTGAATCTATAATCTCACCATTTCTAAATTGTCTCAATTCAAGATTTCCTTTAACATTTATTTTTTCATTCATTTTACCTCCTGTTTTAATTTAATTATCATAATTAATATATCGATATCTTTTCTTTTAGTTTGCTTACAAGAGCATCTGCCATGTCATCTGCATCAACACCATAAATATTTCCTTCAATTATGATTGTAGTTCCTCTACCAAGTTCAGATGGATTTTGTGTTGCAATAAGATAATCGCTTGGACTTGTTGATATAATGTTTCCAGTTGGAGATATTACTGCATCCATTACAGATAAATTACTTGCTGGTTTTACTGATGATTTTGAAGATGTTTTGGATGTTATTCCTTCAACTGCTCCTCCTATTTTTTCAAATCCTGTAGTAAAAAATTCTCTAACTTTATTTATTAATTGTGTAATCCAATCAACAACGCTTTTTACAACCTCTATTATTTTTGTAAAGACATTAATTAAGATTGTTAAGATAGGAATTATTATTTCTAATGCAGGTTTTAAACTTGCCATTATACTATTTATTCCTAATTTTATGAATATTGCAATCAATTCAGAAGCCATTTTTATTATTGGCGATAATGCTGTAATAATTGGCGATAATGCATTAAATAATGGAACCAATGATTCTGCTAATATTTGTATAGTTGGAATTAATGGTTCAATTGCTACAAATAATGCATCAAATATAACAAATGCTAAATCCATAAGAGGTCCCATTAATGGTTGTAATGCTGTAAACAATTTCATAAATACTTCAAAAAGTTTTGTAATCATCTCACTTAATTTAGGAAGATATGGAATTAGTCCTTCTACTATTGTTGTTGTGAACTCTATAAATAAAGGAATTAATGGTTGAATAGAAGGAAGAATATCGTTAGCAAAAATATCAAGTAATTCTTTTAATGGAGGAAGTAATGCCATACCTATTTCTCTTCCCATTAATGTTATTGTATCTTTCATATTTGATATCATACCATTAAATGTTAATGCTTGTTTTGCCATTAAATCTCCAAATCTTCCTCCTTCAGAAGTCATATTCTTAAATGCATCTAAAACCATTTGTGTAGATATTTCTCCTTTAGAAATCATATCGGTTATATCTTGTTCAGATACTCCTAATTGATTTGATAATTCTTTTAGTAATGGAACTCCTGCTACTGCAAAATCTCTTAATTCTCTTCCTGTTATTTTACCTTGTGTTTGAACTTGTCCTAAATTTAATATAAGTCTTTCTAATCCTTCTTCTCCTAATCCTAATCCTGATGCTATATCACCAACAGATTTTAATGTAGGAATAACATCTTCTGCTTCAAATCCTACAGCCATTAATTGCTTGGCAGATTTTTCAACACCTTGTATTGTAAAAGGCGTTCTTTTAGCAAAATTTGCTAATTCATTTAAAAATGAAGTTGCTTTTTCTGCACTTCCTAACATTGTTGTAAATGCAACTTTTGTTTGTTCAAAATCTCCTGCTAATTTAACAGAAGCAACTCCTACAGAAACCATTGCTGTTCCAACTGCTATCATTGCAGATGCTCCAATTTTTCCAATAGAAGTCATAATACCACCTAAAGAATTAAAACTTCTTGTAGCTTCAGAAATAGTTTTACTAAATTCGTCTATTGCTTTAATTGTTATTGCAATTGTTGCACCACTTGCAATTGAACTTAATAAAGAAGCCATTTATTTCTTCCTCATTTTATTTTTATTTGCTTTTTCCATCTCTTTATTATAATCTTTTATCATATTTGCAGAACAATTATAATCAAAAATTGTTAAACTTCTTACATAATCTAAAGTCCAACCAAAAAACTTACATATATTTAACTCACTTTTTACTCTTTTTTTTCGGTCGGATTGGTAAAATTTACCACATCAGTTTTCAATTCGTTTATTTCTGCAATACTTTTTTCTATTAACTGACCATCTTTAATACTTAAATCGGATATTTCTTCTTCTGTTAAGTTGGTTGAAAACTTAAACATTTTTAAAATACCTTCTTTTTTACTTCCATTTGTATCTATTTCTGATGCATCAATGTATTTCATTTCTTTTACTATCACTTCTTTTCCAGAACTTAATTTTATTGTTTTCTCCATTTATTTAAAAATTTCCAAAATTAAAAGTTTTATTAACCAAATACCAAATAATCCAAGACATCCTAAAAGAATATACGAAATTATTTTCTGAAATACCGTCAACTCTACTTTTTTATTTTTCATTATAACCTCCTTTCATATTTACTACTATAACTATCTATATTCATATGTTTTTGTTTTTCTCATTCTAAATAACCAATATAATAATCCTATTGGAAAGCATACTAATAACCAAAAAATACACCAAAACCAACTACCACTTCGTGTTACTTGCGTTTTAGTTATTTTTAATTCTTTGTTTTTCTTTACCATACTATTAATAATACCAATAGATTTATAAACCTTTCGCTT